AAAGTTAACGAATATTTGACAACAAAAGAATCAAATTTTGAATTAACATATCATTCATATTTATTACAATATCACAGAAACTTTTTTACAAAATTAATAACATGTCCAATATGTCTTACAACCTGGTTAAGTATTATATCAAGTCTATTATTTACAAAATCTATATTCGATTTTTCAATTATATTCGTGTTATCAATACTTGGTTATAATATTTATAAAAAACTATCAACATGATTATAACCAATATTACAGAATTCTTTTACTTCCTAAATAACAATGGATTACAAGGTCTAAATCCTGTATTTGGTAGATTTGTTACATGCGTAAATGAATTCAATGGAACTTGCAACTGTCAAGCTGCTCAAAAAACAAAAAAATTGAATCAGTGTCAACAATTATATACAGAATGTGCAAATATGTTGTCAATATTCAAACCTACTTTGTTCTCTAAGTTTCCAAGTGAATCATTTATTGAATTAAGAAACAATTCTGTAGTATTAAATACTATTGTGAGATAATACTCCGATATCATATAATACTTTAGTTACATTATCTCTAATGTATGGACATTCTATTATAGTTTCCTTAGTGGGATATTTATTGGAATAATCCTCCCATTCAAAACTATAATCAGCTCTATTTTTTACCTTTGGATTGTTTATAGCTTCATGTTCGTTCGGTGGAACATCATATATCTTCTTCTTTCTCTTTGAAGAAGTATCATACTTAAATCTAGTTATATGAACTAATTTTCCACATTGTTTATATTGTAACCATGAACATTCATCCTCTACATAAAAATCATATCGTATATCAGTAATAAAAATCACATCCGCTTTGCTTTTACCAATACGTTGTTCCATCTTTTGTGTCCAATACTTACCCTCACTAATCTTTCTCATTACATCGCCATATGCAACGAGCAATGGACGAATAATAGTCTTCTCTCCGGTGTTTTCTGTAAAGACATCAATGCCTGTCTTTTTGTATATCAATTGTTTTAAGTCATTCTTTAATTCATAAGCAAGAGCATATCTTTCAGCTTTTAAACCTTGTTCTTTTAATATATCTTGTGCTACAGTAGTAAATAAATCCTTGCCACTTCTAGCTAGTCCAGATACACCAATCAATTTCATACTTCTAATAATCTTTCTATTTCTTTGTCAGTCTTTCCATACTTCTGACAAATATTATGTATATATGATATACCATTTTCGTCTCTAAACAAGATTTTACAATAGTCTTTTACTTCATCTTGTCCAATTTGGAAATATTTTGATAACAACTCCAATAGTTCACCATTAAACTTTGTTCCACTTGATTTAATCCATTTACAATATTTCTTGCCTACAGGTGTTAAATCACAACAAGCAGTGTAAAATTGTTTGTTTGGAATTAATTCAAAATATTTCGATAGATATGCTATTGTGTCAATAGACCCAATATCCATACTTAAACCAATCAACAATGTATATTTGTTAAATCCTTTCTTTTCAACTTCAGTAAGTTTATCATAATAATCAATCGTTTTAGATTCACGGATATGATTAATATAATCAAAAAGAGTCCTACTCTTCGTTGAGTTCGGATTCTTTACGCTCAATTTGTCTGAGTCGTTCTTCGATTGTTTTAGGTTTTTCTTCGGCCTTACCATTTGATTTAATTTTATTAACTCTGTTTCTGACTGCATTGATTGATAATGATAATCGTTTTTGATTATCATTCAAAATTTTTATATCATCATTTATACGTGACGTGCGATTATCTAATATATCCAATTTAGAATCGTTTATTTGAATTACATTCAATATAAAAAGTGCCAGTAATCCTATAATTACTGGCACTGTTACAGGGAATGCCGCCGACACTATACAAAGAATTATAATTAGTGTCGTTTTAACTATCATTTTCTTCTTCTAGGAAGTCTCTGACTGACTTCTTTTTTGGAAGATTAGAAGTTTCCCACTTCTTTGTTTTCTTTCCAATCTTCGGCTTCTTGTCTTTAAAAGCACGATCCGAATCACGGCGATATGTTTTTCCCATAGTTCTACTCTACTTTAGTTATTAACGACGAGAAGCAGCACGTTTGCTAGCGGTGATGATACGGGTCAAAGCATTAACTTGACGACCGTTCAATTCAATACGCTTTTCACCTTCAACGATAACCAACTTGGTTGCCTTCTTGGTGGAAGCAAACGGAACAACAACGTGAGCACGAACTCCTTGAACAGCAGTTTTAGCAAACGTAGTGCGCTTCTTAGTATTTGTAATAGTCATATTTTTTTTTTCCTTTTTTTGTTTTTTTGTTTTTTTAGTTAGTAGTTTAACAACTAACACAAAATCATATTACCACGTTAATCCAAAAAGGTCAACGGTTTTATTTATTATAATTTATATGTTTTTTCAAACTGTATAATAGCATAATCCTTAGATTTAAACTCAAATTCAAAATCCACATTATCTAGATTGTTATATTCATCAGGTATGCAACGAACATAATCACCATGCGCACGTGGATTTGTATTGGTAAGGTCATTGTCACTAAAATGAAATAATGGACGATGCTTCCCCCAAGTAGACATGGCTACATTTACAGCCTCTTTCGCAGAGAACTTACCATTGTTACACCGATAATGTAAATTGTCGTAGGTAATCGGAATACCAGTTTGAGAATAAATAAGGTCATACAATTCGTCCACTTTCCAACTATTAGGTTTATCTTCGTTCTCCAAGACTAGTCTTGGCCTAACATTGTCAGGTAATGCTTTATAGACATCAATAAAACGCAATGCGGTGTCTTTTACGTTACCCTTATAACAATTCATATGAATGTTAATAGGAGCTTCGTATGAACGAGGAAGACCAAAGTAGTCCATCATTTTGCCATGCATAGCCAATTCCTCAATAGATTTTTTAACAACTGTAGAATTTGCACTAGCAGGAACCACAAATTGATCAGGATGTGTTGAACAACGAATATTGTATTTTTTAATAATATCCGCACACAAATCAAATTCTTGTTTAATTTTAGAAAAATTGTAATTGTTTTCCAATAACAAATTAGCATCTGGTAGTGTTTCCAACGGCATCATACCGCTACTAATGCGATAATTCCATCCACGTTGGCCACAAAACTCAAGAGTCTTACGAGTTACATAAACATTGTTAAGAGTTCTATCCGCAACAATACGTTCTGCACTCTTACGCTCAAGAGCAAGAAATCGGGTTTTGGTCATGGTAGAAGCCTTGATACCTTGTTCTTGCAGCTTGAGGGAAATACAACAAAGAGATTTTTTCATATTCTCAATATACAATATACATTATAATAAGTCAACTGTTATCGTCCTACTTCTTTGAAATAAACTGATTTGGCTTCTTCATATGTCATACCTATCATTTTATTATAATAAAGAATATCAGATTTTAGATTATTTTCCGATTTCAATTTCTTGTATCTTTCAATTGCTTTTGGTTTCCACCATTCCATAATACCATTTATATCTTTCTTAAATAGTTCTTTCATCTTCAATTGGTCTTCTCCGATTTTATTTTGAAGAAATTCTTTGGTATTTTCATAAAAACAACTATAATATACCCCACGTTCATATCCATGTTGATAATCAGTTGTTTTTATTCCCAATTGTTGAAATATCATACTAATAACTCGGTTCTTAGCACCTGTTACGGGTCCACTAACACCTTCTTTTTGAGTCATTGCTTCATTATATTCTTGACTCTTATTATCTTTCAACCATTGATGCCATACTTCATAAACACTATCATCTGGTTTAATCATCATTTTACCTGCACTACTACCACATTTGTGCCACCATTTAAGACTGTTATACATACTATAACTACCATATAGTGATGTTGTAGTAATACCTACAAGTGTTTGATTATATAATTGTTTCCAGAGTTCTCTAGTTTTGGAACATGTAACTAAAGCGGCTATTAATTTACCACCCAAGAAATTATAACCAAATGGTTGAGTAGACATAATACAACTTCCAATAGCACTATGTGCAAGTTTTTTATTGTCTAATCTATTTTCACTAGTCCAGCCAATATAATTATCTCTATCAGTTATGGCAATTACATCACTGGATATGCTTACCACACCCAAATAACGAGGTTCATCTACATTCCCATCAGCAATCAACAGTTTTATAAATCTACCAGGTGTCTGAGCATATTCCATCGTATGACAAAATGTTCTTAACATTAACCAATCATTATCTACTCGGGATTCAGTTACATGAACAACAGTTGGATTTATTGACTCAATTTCTTTAATAGTTAATTGTTCGTCATTAATATCAGTTGGGGTCCAAATCTTAGCTTTTGATTGAGATGACTTATTTATATAATGACTCAATCCTTGAACTTCCAACCATTTCTTATAAAAGGTCTGTTCTTCCGCAGTCATACCCCTCAAGAAATTTAAATTATTTATAAACTTTTGTTTCTCAAGGTAAAAGTCAAAATCTCCACTATCCCAAAAATCACTCATTCAGTTTTTCTTAATTCTAATTTAAATTTCATTGTGATAGTTAGTTCGTTGGCAGTGGATTTGGTTTCTTCTATTTCTTTTAGAATCCACTTTTCTTTAAAACTATCTACATAATTGTTAATCCCATTATATACTACATCTACATCTTCGTTCAACAACTTTTTGCTCGGAGTTTTTCCAGATTTAACTTCGGGTTTAGTATATGCAATAAATATTTTTTTGAGTTTGTCAAAATATAATATTACTTTGTTTCTTTTATCACTCATAGTTTCACATTTAATTTAACAATGGCGTATTTATCTTCTTCATACATATTAGAATCATACTCAAACAAAGTATCTTCTTCGATTAAAGATACATAAATTAATCTAGAATCATCAAAAGAAAAGATGCCAAATATAGTCACATAGGATATATTCGGCACCTTACTCTTATTTGTTTTTATTTTTTTAAGCATTAACAGCATGAGAAGTATTCTTCTCAGAAGTTTCCACCTTTGTGGTGTCAGTTTCGACTGCGTTAGTAGAACTAATATTCATTACATTTACAGCAGAATAACGTTCATCCAACAACACTTCATTGTTGCGAGCAAGTTCAAGTGCTTTATCCGTAACTGGTGCCATAGCGTATGCTACCTTTGGACGACCCTTACCACCATGAATGGTTCCCAAACGGCAAATATTACATTCTTCAATCGATTTGTTAAGTTTGACACGAAGGGTAATCGCCTTGATGTGGGAGTTCTTCTCCAAGAGAGATTCTACGGTAAAGAATGTATCTGCACTTGGCCAAGTAACAACCTGATTGGTCATATTCTTGCGGTCGGTCTTCTTAGTATTGTTCATATGTTTTTTCCTTTTTTATGTTTTATTTGTTTATGTTTCTGGTTAAATCCTAACCATTTTTAAAGTATATCAGACGTTATATATTATGTCAATCTTTATCTAAAAACATTTTATTGATTGTTTTGGCAATATCAAAAATGTTATCTATGTTGACATACGTAGCATGTTTACCATACATGGTCTTAAATTGTTTACGAATCTTATCAGATTCAATTGAAAGAGAAGCGAGATTATAAGTAGATTCATAGGAGTCTCTGATGAAATAACTCAAAATCTTATATCCCTTGTCACGAATTTTATTTACCTGTTGACGAGTATGTATTAAAGCATTTTCGTCTTGATAAGCAACAGAGTCACCATTAGGTTCTGAATAAGTCATGTATGGTTGTCCATCACTAAAATTCAAAAAGTAAAAATTGTCATCCGTAGATGTGGGTAGATGTTCCATGATTGCCTCATAACACAATCCTTCAGGAGTGCATCCAGCGGGAACAATATACGGAAATAGATTCTTTACCTTATTAATTTTATCAATAGAAGAGTCATAAGCAAGAACCACGTATGGCAATTGAGAATTTGTAACTCGCGTGCAACTAAAGGTTGACCTAAAACTCACACTTACTCTCAAATTATCAATCATAGAAGCGGCCTTACAAATAGCTACAACAGCAGTCATTGTGCTTGTCCACTTCTTGCCATTCATGCTAGAACTGGCATCTATACTAATGTGAATATATGATTTATTATAACGGTCTACATCGATGTTATAAAATACATTTTCATTATCAAACGACAATTCTGATAGAATACGTTTGTCAATTCTTCCGGTAGACTTACGCATATGCTTACATGTATTGATTTCATTGCGAATTTGTAGTCTACGGCCAAGAGCAGCGCCTTGAATAAATCCAAGGTTTACAGCGTCCGTCAACTCTTTTGTTGTATAAGCATTTTCTTTATAATCAAGACGGCTTAACGGGAACATTTCGCTGTTGATAAGTTCTTTGGTAAGCTTCTTAACAACAATTGAATCTACACTATAAGTTCCATCTGACTTAATATAGTTATTACCAACAACTACAAGAGTCATTCCAGACTGTTCGATAGCATCCAGAATCTTCTTTTCTTTGGCGGTAACCTTTTTCTTTTTAATATTACCGCTCAAAAAATCCCGTTGTTTATCCAAAGCCTTACGAATTTGGTTATTTTTAATCTTAGAAATGTTTTTATCTTCACCAATATTTTGTTTTACTTCTTGTTCTTTTGTAGTATCAACCTTTGTTGTATCATTGACACCAAGAATATCATCAATAGATTCAGATGATTTAGATTTGTTCGATGAATCAGAAGAACCAATTTTGGAAATAATTGCATTTTTGGATTCAGACTGGGATTTAGAATTTCCCCCATCTGATTGATTATCAGAATTATTATTTGATTTTGTAGACTGTTTAGGAGCCTCGACAATGTTCTTTAGAATAATTTCTGATATCTGATATGCTATATTCAATCGATCAGTTGTAGTCTTTAACCTATCAATATCAGATAGGTCAATAATTTTAGCAATGTCACGTAAACCTGGCAACGCTTCCAAGTCAGTATTCTTATTATTAAAATTAACAATACGAGCTTCATAACTCGCAATACTGGGAACTCTATATAGATTACTCTTTAACATCACATCAATCTTTGGACTGTTAAAATAAGTATCGTATAGTGCGGTGTAATATCCTCTATATCCAGGAGCGTTATTAAAGACATAGTTGTCAATATAGCGGTCCTCAATATAGTTCAACATGTTCTTTACAAGAGAATGAACATCTTCCTTTGTAATTTGTAAATGTTGGGCATAGTTGTATAGATCACGAGGAACTTTTTGCCAAACGGTCTTGAATATATCAAAATTGGTCAACAATACATGACTACCTTCATGTAAAGCAAGACCTACAGCGGGGTCAAAATCCTCTTTGTTAACAATATCAGAAGAAATATACACAACACTACCGTCAGTGCAATTTTCCCCAGTATCATTAAAATAGACAGGAATAGACTTGTTTGTAAGAATATGAACGAAATTGCTGATAGCTCTACGAGCCATTGCCAACTTAATCAAGTTGGTATTAATTGCCTTTTCGTTATCAACTTCTTCGAAATCAAAGTCGTCCAACCAATAATCGCTGTAGGTATTTTCCATAGTCCACTTATTTTAGAATGGAGGCTGGGTATTGTCAACCTTTAAGGGGTCATTGATTAATGTTTCTGCCGTAGCAGCAGGAATATACTTCTGAACCAATTGTTTAATATAAGTTCGTTCACTGTCAACTCCACCATCAGTCATGAAGTTGGGATAAATTGCAGTTTCAGCAATTTCGTTCAATGTAAATCCATCAAGAATAAGTTCACTCATTTCTACAGTAGAACGTGTAGGAATAAAGTTAGTAATCTTACTATCTTCACTCTTTACCTGTTCACGGGTATGATGAGCAATCTCACAAACAGCAGTAAGAATCTTTAGAGAAAGTTCATCCGTAATAGAAAACCGAGTCTTCAAATAATTAAATTCAGTTAGATTATCCATAGGAGACATTTCAATCTTGATAGGGAAACGACTCATAAGAGCACGGTCCATTACCCTAGTAGCAGTATATTCGTTACCGATATTTGCGGTTCCAATGAAACACACACCCTCAGCAACCTTTACAACATCACTCTCTATCTTTTCGTCCAATCGTAGATAACGTTGAATGTCGTCCAATACAGTCATCAATACGTTCCAAGCATCGTGATGAGCACGGCTAACTTCATCAAGAAGAATTACAGCATTTGGAGTCTTGATTGCCTTGACGAATGTAGATTCACTAAAATAAGTTCCAGATTCCTTATTGTAATGTGTATTTCCAATAAGAGATGCACGTGCATCTTGCGCAGCACCAAGATTGAAATAAAAGAAAGGGCGGTCTAAAGCATTAGCTACTGTTTGAGCCGCAAGAGTCTTTCCACATCCTGTTGGTCCCACAACCAAAATGTTCTTTCCACGATAAACAGACCGAACCAAATATTTCCATTTGATATCGTCCATTATGAGACTTACCGGCTTCAACTTGGAAGCGTTATTAATTAGCGATTTCGTATTCATTGTTTTGTTTAATACTTTCTTCATTACACCCATCTTACCATGAGTTTTTATAAAGTCAAACAAAAAAACCGCCAAAATGGCGGTTTGATTTAAATTATCTATTCACCATTCAACGACAACGATGATGATAATAATGATACCTATATATTGGAGTAGGATAACCGGGATATACAATTAGTTGTGGGGAACCATAATAAACTACTGGTGCTGGTTGGACATATACAACAGGATGTGATTGAACAACCACAGGTGCTAATTGGGTGTATACAACGGGTTGTTGAACATAAACTACTTGAGTTGGAGGGTTTACAATTCTATCGATGACTTGAATAGCTGCAACGCCTGTCAATACTTTCCCTACAGTTGCCCATTCTCTATCACCTGCATAAACTGACATGTTTGATGCCAAAAGTATTGCACCAAATACTGCCATTAATTTATTTTTCATATTACTTTGTTTTTTATTTACTCCTACCTTTATAGACGGAAGGTTTTACAACAAGTTTCTTATCCTTTTGTTTAGGATACTTGTAGTTAACCTTTTCACCTTTAACGCTATGGTCGCTCTGTTTCTTTATTTTTTCAACAGATTTCATAGGTGCGGTAGGAAAATCATCTTTCTTTTCGACAGCATCATCAGTTTTTTCGTTAGTTTCTTGTGGTTTGTCGAGGTCTTTCTTACCTTCTTTGTCTTCTGAATTGGTTACACATTTGTTCCATTTTTGTTGACCAAAGTCCGCTTTCTTTTCTTTCAATGTATCGACGACGAATTTCTTCAAATCTTCAAAGGTAAGATTCAATTTCTTTGTTCTATCGGTATTATTTTTAAAATGTGTTACGGTGAAATTGTCATCTGTTATAGGTTGGATATTAAAGTGATGTGGTTTGCAGTCACATACGTTATATCTTTTGGCATCATCAAGAGAAACCTTTGCTTCTTTGTTTACACCTTTAACCACATCAGCCAATTCTTGCATCTTTGCTTCCAATGAATGTTCTTTTTCAACTTTCACAGGCTTCAATGATTCTTTTACTATACCACGTATAGCTTTTTCTAATTTTAGTTCCGCTACACATTCACCGATAAGTTTCTTTAATTCGTTTCTGGTCATATATATGAAAATGGTTGTATATAAATATCATTAAAAATACAAATTATCATTGTTATTTTTTACAGTTATTTCTGTTATTTGATCTATATGATTATTTATCTTAGGTGGAGTCAACACTTTATGCTTAAGTGATTTAGCAAGTTTTTTGTTTTCTATCTTGTTAGTTATAAACTTTATATATCTATGTTTACCGCTTTCCTTTTTACGCCAAAAGGTTCTTCCTATCTTCTTCTTTAATATATCCACACTGTGACTTCCCCACTTAGAATACACAGTTCTACTATGTATCCAATCATAATTTGGTGGACCAGATAGACTTACACTGTAGTTAGGCATTAATGCCACACTTACATAATTGTCTCCCTGATATAAAAAGCCAGTAGCTTGATAGATTTTACCAGTATGTCCAGCCTCACTATCCGCGTAACTGAGAATGCATTTAATTTGTGGATAATCTTTGTTTAGGTGTCTAAACGATTCTGCGATACAATAACTTTCTATATTCTTACCATATCCATCCTCAATCCACAGACGGGTTAATTCAAACACATTATTGTTATTAAGTAATGGACTAACACTGGTGCTAGCATTCCTACCAACAGCTTGTCCATATACTAATACACCAATTAATTTACTATTATACCCACCAAAAAATGTGCTTTCTATGTATTGTTTATAATAAATACCATAAGCAATCCTACAAACTGTCCATTTGTGTGTATAATGGTTTTTTATTATTAAATCCTTGGCTAAATTCTTATGAATTGGTTTGAGATAAACCAATGAAGTGTCACAATAATTTTCGTTTGTCATATAACCAAATAAAAAACAATATAAAGCAGTTCAATATTATTGAACCTATACTGTTAATATACACCCACAATCCAGAGTGTGTCAAGTATGCATAACATAAAACACATATCTGTCCCATGTTATTTAACCAAAACGCAGGTCCACTTACTGCTTTGCTATCTTTTTCGGATATTAACTTTCCTAATTGAAAACACGGCCCTAGTAAAAATAAGACAGTAAATGCAATACCCAAAACCATTTTTAATGTCATTATTTAATTTTTACAGCTTTTTTATTTATTAAACTTTTTATAACTTCGTTTGCAGATTCTAATTTTGATTCGAGTTTATCAAGTTCTGTCTTTAAAGTTTTATTTTCTTCTTTGTATGTATCTAATTGTTTCTTATAACCGTCTAATTCTTTTCGTAGAATTTCTCTGTCTTTTCTACATTCATCTAATTCTTGTTTTAATTCGTTTTTAAGCTGACTGCTTAATTTGTTAAATTCCGTTTTTACCTTACCTTCACTATCAACTTGTAATTTTTTAATTGCTAATGTGTAAGATACAATTGCCGATATTACAGCAGGTAAAATTCCGATAAGTGCTAAAGTAGTTGGTTCGTTCATATTGTTATTATAAATATAGATATTTTTTATAAAATTACAATTTAAAATCATCAAAAGCGTTTTCAGTAATAGTATTATCCACACCTTTTACATAACTACTTAATTCAGTTTCTTGGGGAGCTACTTGTAGTTTTTTACTATCATAATAACTATCCAACCAACCTGCCAAGGGATTTGACTTGGTATTAGGATACAATTTCTTAAATCCCAAACTAGTTAATCTATTATTAGCTAACCACTCAATATAATTCTTGAGACTTTCAGAAGTTAATCCAATTAAATTACCTTTACTAAATAGATAATCCGCCCAATCTTTTTCTGCATTAACTGCGATTTCATAAGCCGCATATATTTTATCTTCATTTTTCTTAATAATATCTTGGAATCCTTCATCTGGATTATTAATCCAGTTCTTCATAATATTTAATGTAATAGCTACATGTAGATTTTCATCTCTACTAATAAATTTAATAATTTTACTATTTCCCTCCATTTTTCCACGATAACCAAAATAAAAACTACAAGCAAATGATACATAAAATATCAATCCTTCAGTAATTTGAGTAGCCAATACTGTATCAAATAATTGTTGTTTTACATCATTTGTTTGTGTTAGTAATTCATCATATTTCTTACTAATAGCATTAGCTCTCTTAACAATTTCTTGATCGTTTAAGATACTATCAAAGAACTTAGTGGCATCTGGATAAACATTATTCAAAATATAGGTATAACTATTACTATGAATGGTTTCAAAGAAACTCCATGTATTCATGCAAATCTCAAGTTCGCTATTTGTTACATGTTTCATCAATTGATGAATACTACGGCTCAACATACTATCAGTCATAGTCTGAAACTTTAGATTACTATCAAATACAAATCGTTCTTCGTAAGATAGATTTTTATAATCGCTAATATCTTTGATGAGTGAAACCTCTTGTGGTCTCCAGAAAAAATTTAATTGTTGATCATATAAATCATAAAATTTAGGATATTTAATTAAATCATATCTTTGCAGAGAAAGAGGTTCTCCCAAAAACATTGGATTTTTTAATTGGTCTATATTTTTTTTATTTAATACGGTTTTCATATTTTTGTATTATAAAGCACAGGCGCCACTTTCACAACCAGATTCTTCAATAATTTGTTTTTGTTGAACATTTTTTTCATCCATTATGGTTTGTTTATCACCGTCATCTGTATTAGCATAATATAAATTTTTGATGCCATATTTATAAGCTGTCAAAATATCTTTAATAACTTCTTGAATGGGAACTTTATTACTAGGATATCTTGAGGGAACATAATAAGTATTTGTGCTTATGCTCATATCTGTAAACTTTTGAATAGCCGCAGCTACTTTCAAATAACCTTCGTTATTTGGCATGTCAAAAGCAAAAGTGTAATCATCTTTATACTTATCAATTCCTGGAATTACCACAGGTAATATACTAGCTTTGCTGCCTTTGTAACTGATTGCACTACGTGGAGGTTCGATGCCATTAGTGCTACTTTGAATAACGCTACTAGATTCTACAGGCATACAAGCTGTTAAGGTAGAGTGTCTCATACCGTGATTCTTAATTTGTTCACGAAGAGTTTCCCAGTCACAGTGTAATTTTTCTGTAATAAACTCGTCGATGTCTCTCTTATAAGTATCAATTGGAAGAATACCTTGACTAAATTTTGTTCTATCAAATTTTTCACACTTACCAAATTCCTTAGCCATTTCTACACTCGCCTTAATTAGATAATAACTAGTCTTTTCCATCCATTGTGCGACGAAGTTAGGAGCTTTGGTATCCCAATACTTCAATCCTTCTTTAGCCAATAGAGCAGCCAAATTACTTACACCCACACCAAGGCTACGACGTTTCTTAGCAAAGTTTTCAGCAGCAGGTACAAAGTAATCTTGATGTTCAATCAAAGAATCTAACATTCTGACAATAACATCACATACACTTTCCATTTCATTATCATCCTTGATTTCCAACCAATTTACAGCAGCCAAAATACAAACACCGATTTCTCCATCTTTATCATTAACATCCTTAATAGGAATTAAGGGATGATTTACTTCAAGACATAGATTACTTGTATCAACTTGGTCTAACCAACTACCATGTTCATTTGCATGATCGACATGCATCGTATAAATACGTCCAGTTTCAAGACGTTCTTTTGCTAGTAATCCCATCAATTCTCTTGCGGAAATCTTCTTTTTAAATTTAATGTTCTTGTTGACTTCTGCTTTCTCATAAGCTTCTCTAAATCCTTCCATACCAAATTTGTTCCACAATGAAGCACATTCATGGTAACTAAACAATGTTATATCTTGATTCTTTAAGAACCGTTCAAAGATTAGTTTATCTAAACCAATACAATAGTCTAGTTTACGAACGCGGTTATCATCAGTCCCTTGATTGTTCTTCAATACAAGAATATCAAGAATATCGTAATGAAACCATGCAAAGTTTACGGTAGCACTACCGCCTCTAATACCGTTTTGATGACAACTCTTTACAGTAGACTCAAATGCCTTGCTAAAAGGAATTGGTCCAGTATGAATTACTTCACCATTACGAATAGGAGCATTTGTAGCACGTAGTCTTGATAGATTTAATCCAATACCATAACGACTAGCGGTAGCAAATCCAACTGCACTATTATTAGCAAAAATACTCTTTAGTGTATCGTCTACTGTGAACAGTGAACAACTAGCATAACTCTTCATTACAGTTCTTACACCCGCCATAATTGGAGTGGGGAGATTAATCTTATGTTTACTAAAATAGTTATATGCCTTTTTGATATATTCCAATCTATATTCTTTATAATCTTTAAAAAACGTCATCGCAATCAACATATAAGCAAATTGCGGAGTCTCATAAATTTTTTTAATAGACCTATTTTGGACTAAATATTTATCGCATAGTTGTTTAACACCGGCATATGTAAAATTGAAATCACGATCGTGTTTTAAAAATTCATCAATTTTATCAAACTCTTGTTTGGTATACCAGTTCATGATATTTCCATCATATACTAAATTAGCAACGTTGTCTTTTACAATATCATATAACTTTGGTGGATTCTTTCCTCCCCAAACTTGTTTTCTTAGTTGATAATTAAGTAATCTAGAAGCAACATATTGATAGTTCGGTTTATCTTCGTTGATTAGATTTGCGGCAGATTCAATTAACAATTTGTGAACATCAGATGTAGACATTCCGTCAAAAAATGAAAGATGTGCATTCATTGCGACTTCTTCAAAACTAACACCTTTGATATCTTCTGTTGCCCACTGTAAAACTTTGTTTATTTTATCTGCACTAAACTTTTCTACTTTCCCGTTACGTTTTTTAATATAAATTTCTTTGTTCATAAAACTTCAAAATAGGTAATACATAATTATAGACGAAGATAAAAATAAAACTAAAAAATAATTTCAAAAATTTTAATTTTTTCTAGCTTTTTTATTTCTTATCTGATATACTAATTAATCGGTGTCCTCATCACTCATATGAGCGTTCCATTTACCTGACATCATTTTCTTGACTAGATTTTCGCCTTGGTTCATCTCATTAATAATACCAACACCTTCTCTGCTATTTTCAGAAAAAATCTGGATATCACCACAACCAGCATTCATTCTACTTGGAAATGTAATACCATCAGGTCCAAATCGATTCTTTATGATATGAAATCGTGCGGTGTTACTAACTTTATCGTTAACTTTACGACTTAGTGACATAACAAAGTCTGCGGTCATAATTTTTCTATAACTATCCGAGATATTATTTGCTTGGATAATATCCTCATCCATTGCCGCTCTATTACTTTGACTCGCTGTCCAAATTGGAACCTGAAGTTCGCCGGCAACACCACGAAGTTCTTCATATATACCACCAGCTTCACTATAACTGTTACTATTACGTTCACTTTGTGTTGGACGTAGAATATCAGCATAATCGACTACAATCATATCTACTTTCGTTCCCAAGGTTTGAATACGTTCTGCGTGAAGTTTCAAACTATGAGCGGACACAGTTTTGATAGGGAAATACTTAATGATAAGTTTACCAGGAACTTCAGAAATCTTTTTCTTTACAGTATCAATGTTGTTACGAATGTTCTGGAAATCAATACCAGTAAAACACGCGTCATACCTTAACCCGACATAATTTTCATTTAACTCAAGAGTATAATGTAATACATTTTTTCCTTGTCTCATTGCTTCAGCACCAATTTTACTCAATACCCAACTCTTACCACTACCTGCACAAGCTGTAACAATACCAAGTTCGCCACCGGCTAATCCGCCGTCCAAAATAGTATCAACTTCAACCCAATTAGTTTTGATTGTTTTACGAGCCATCATGCTCATACGTTTTTCGATATCAACGTCGTATTCATGACCAATATTACGTTCCATACCAGCTTTCATTGCAATATCTACAACGTGCTTAATTTTATCATATTGACCGTTTTTCAAATGATCAACACTTTCCATGATAGCGTTCTTTAACTTCTGATTCTTACAGAATTCAAGAAACTGCTCTTTAATAAATTTCAAATCACTATCTGTGATTTTTTGGTAAACCAAACGTAATTGGTCTACTACTGTTTTCTTTAACAGTTCATTTTCAATACTATCAACCTTTACCTTAAAGACGGCGAGTGTAGGCAGTTCCTTGTAATGTAGAAAATAAGTTATTGTTTCTTTAACAATAAATTGATGTGCATCTGTCTCGAAAGATTGCGGTTCAATAATATCGCTGATTCGTTCAATAAATGTTTTGTCACTTACAAGTGCTGAAATGCACTTGGTTTGAAACTCAGTTCCAAACTTCTTTAGATTGTCTATAATATATGTTTCGCTCATAATGTTTTATACATACCTTCTGAGTATAATACTACACCCCAATCAGTTTTATAGAAAGATATTTTACGATACAAACGAATTTACTTTACCAAATACTTCTTGTAACCAAATCATACTATTTGGAAAGTTATTCTGCATATTATCTTCTAACAACAACTTGCTAAAGTTGTATCTATCAAGTTTAGTCAGTGATTTCTCAAGAATTTCATTGATTCGGAGTTGACTAAATGTCTGTATCTGTGTGTCTTGTAATTGCATTAATTGCCAATTACGTTCCATGATATTTTTATTATCTAATATTGTGTTATATAATTTATACTTTCCCTTGTGGGTATCACTATAATTATATATTTCCTGCAAACCATATTGTTTCTCCTCAGTGAAAATAGGAAAACATTTGATAATGGTCTTTAATCCAGCACCATTTATACCATCAATATTATCGCTGTTATCGCCTTCCATAATACGATAATTAAGGAAGTTACTACAACTAACACCATATTCAGTTAGTATTTCAGCACAACCATATAATTTCTTTTTAGTAGGACTCCATATTTTAACTCTATTATTTGCAAGTTGTAGAAAATCTTTATCCGCACTCATAATAGTCACATTACTATTTTTGAAATATTGCGTAGCAAGATATGCAATAGCATCATCCGCTTCAATATGGTCAATTGCCATTGTTGTAACAGGCAATGTATTCAAATATTTTACAGTCTTAATTAACTGTATCTTTAGATTCTTTTCTTCTGAATCTGGGTTGCTTAAGTCTTCGTAAGTTCTATTTAGTCTTACTTTTGTTTTTCTACCACTCTTATATTGTGGATATATTTTACGACGTTTCATCGACCCACCATTACCATCAGATACGATAATTATTCTTGTTGGATTCAACAATTTAACCGCATATCCAATACTCTTTAAACACCCAGCAATACCACCTGTGTGGTTCCCGTTTGCGTTTAATGATGGACTTGCCATAAACGCTCTTAGAAAAGTATTCATGAAGTCTACAATAAGAACGTCCGAATTGAGGGTCCGATTAAGACCCTCAACCCGGTCAGTTGGTTTAATTTGATTGAACAAACTAAACAACTTTTTCTTTTCACTATCAGTCAGATTGCTCATTCTTCGTTACCAGCGGTTTCTTCGTCAGTATCAACTACGGCATCATCAACAATTTGACTGTTGGGGTCTTTGTATTTCATAATAACAGAGTCACAAATCTTCAAATAAACTTCTTCTTTGAGAGATGAATCACTCTGCATTGTTTCAACAAAGTCTTTGGATTGGAACTTCCATTCGTTTCCGTCATCCTTTTTATAGGTATAATAAGCGCCACCTTGTTTAACAATGTTGTTTTCTTTCAATACTTTAATCCAGCTACTATAATCAGCAATACCACTATCAAAGTAGATATCGAATGATGCTTGACGTTGTGGTGGACCCATTCTGTTTTTAACAACTACTGCTTTACACTCATTACCGATGATTGTTTCACCTTTCTTGAGTTTACCAGTATTGGTCAAACGAACACGAACACTACAATGATAAGCAAGTGCCTTACCACCACTTACTACATACTTATCACCGAATGCCATAGCATTTAGATTCTGACGCAGTTGGTTAGTAAATACAGTAAGAACCTTCTGACGACCAATCATGTTGGTAATCTTACGCATTGCTTTACTGATAATAATACTCTTTCCCGTTGCAAATCCATCCTTACCGTGATCACTCTCCAATTCTGCCTTTGTAGAAGCAGCGGCTACAGAATCAACAATAATTGTAAGAATACGATCTTTGTTAGACTTTCTTACTACACCAATCATTTGTTCCATCTTTTCAAAAATAACTTCTACAGTATCAGTTTGAACATATAGAAGATTCTTTAAATCTACACCAAGACTTTTCCAGAATCCTGGAGCAGCGGCGTTTTCGGTATCTAATACAACTGCGATACCACCTTTACGTTGAGTTTCTGCACAAATATGTGCGGATATTAGACTTTTACCAGTTCCTTCCAATCCGTTTAATTCGACCATTTTACCAACAGGCAATCCGCCGTGGGAACGGTTACTAATTGCCAAATCAAGAATGGATGAACCTGTGCTAATCCAATCACTAATTTCGGCGGGATTTTCTTGTTCGTCCAAGAAATAAGCAATCTTTCCACCGTCTTTGTTTGCTTTATTTAATTCATTCGCCAACATTTCGACCAATTCGTCTCTTTGCGAACAATCATTCTGCGTAACATGTGTTTTCTTTTTCATAAAAATAGGAAATTAAAAGGGTAATAGTAATATATACCATTACCCCATATCAAACCAGTTATTTTAACTGTTAAACAAATTATCAAAAGCCTTTGTGAGGTCTTCAGTATTTGATTTGCTTGCGGAAGCCGATGGTGATTTATTTGAAGTTGATGCTACTGGAGCAACAGCATCTACATCTCCATCATCATCTGATACCGCATTCACACTTGGTTCAGACGTGGTTTCTGGATTTAACCAAGCATCCATTACTGCCTTGAGTTGGTCATAACTCAATTCTGGAAACAAGTCAAGAATGTTGGTTTGTTTTCCAAGCAAATCTTTCTTTGAAACATCAATTGCGGTAGATGTGTTTGGTTTAACACGAATTGTAGTTTCTGGAAAACTCTTGCCAGATTCCTCTGCGGTTCTGAATTCCACAACAATATCACGACCATTTACAGGATCGGTAATATCACCATAATCCGCATCGCTGATAATGCTAAGAAGTTCTTGATAAACATTCTTTCCGAATCCCCAGAAACGGACACCTTGGTCTTCTTCACCACGAACAATCACAGGAACATAGGTTCTCATTTTGGGTTCCATCTTACGCCCCAACTGCCATTCTTCTTTGTTTCCGGTCTTTTTCATACGATTGGACCATTCAACGATTGGATCTGGACGGTTAAAACTATCAGGTGAAAGATAGGTTTTGTTATTGATATTATAGTGAAACTTTAACTCAATAAACGGATTCTCAGGAGCATACTTGTAGGGAACAATACGAACAACCTGTTTTCCAGGATTTGGTTTCCAAATCAAGTTAGATTTTTGATTTGTGTTTGTTAAAGAATTCAAACGATTCTTAATTTTAGATAGGTCTAATGCCATAATTATTTAATAGTTAATTGTTAAGTGTTAATTAATTAATCGATAAGTCCACACAGACTTTACTTCATAACTAATACACGAATAACTATAAACCGAAATGGCAAAACACTCAACTTATTATATCGAAAAGTTTTATCGGAATTATTCTAACCGAAATCTCACTAGTTAAAATAAGGCAGTTGCTATAAAGTTCCCAATTTAATTGAAATTTGTTATTAAATACCCCATTATTTTCTTCAGCTATTAACTTATTCATAGCATTCAACGTATAAAGAGTATTGGTTTGTTTTTTTCTATGAAGTCCAATAGTATTTGGAAACTTTGGAAAGTGAGAACTATCTTCTACATCTATATTATAAGTGATGTATATATTTTTAGGAAGTTTTACTCCGTTAAATAAAAATAGTTTATTATTTACGGTATAAAATTGTCTAATTTGGGCAATTAGATTTTTGTATTCTTCAACGGTTGAGAAAGTACAAAGTAGTTGTTTTTTCATCTTCTTGGACGTATAATTATTTTACCCAAGTCTTCAACATATCTAGCGACTCCAACTTCAATTCCTTCCGTTGTATACCACATCAATCCTTTTCTATAAAAACCATTTGTGTTTGCTTCATCTAGTGTGTATTCGGTTGTCAATATTTTTTGAATTACTTGAGCATCAGATTGTTTTTCTTGAGAAGTTCTTAAATCTGGTTCGTTTTTATTTTTTTCTGCAGTTGTCTCCGGTGCAGGCGTATCCGGCGTTGGTTCTGTCGGAAAAGTTGGTTCAGATGTGGATTGTGCAGGTTGTTGCGGTTCGGTCTTTGGTGGGGGTTCGGTTGACGGTTGTTCTGACGGTGGGTCAAATACATTTGCACCAGCAGCTTTCTTTGGATTTTCTTCAAAATGGGTTCCCCTAGAAACTGCTCTTTGTTTATATTCGGGCGTGGGAAAAGTTACAAGTAAACCATTTACATTATATGCTTGACGGTCTGGATATTTTCCTTCTATCACCGTATTTCTAATTTCTATAGATTGTTGTTCATCTAATTTTAATTCGGTTTGCAAATATTCTTGTAAAATATTTAAATGTTCGTTGTTGTCTAATGAAAATATCCCGTCTTTTATACGAGAATCTAGACAAACTTGTTCTAAGAGTTCAGACAATATATTCATATCAACTTAAAGTTACTTGTGGTCTTACGTATTGGTTTATCGCATTAAATTTAAAGTTAGATGGATTTATTAAGAAATCATTTGTTTCTGTTATTATCATTATGTTAACACCTGCACTTTTATACTTTTCATATAATTGAACAACCATTTGTGTTTGAAATAATTCAGATGTAGAATATCTATTTAAAAATTTATCCAATACAGATTTTACATCATCAGCAAACGATATTAGTTCTTCGGTATCTTGTGAATCTTCTGTTCGTTCTATTGTAGTTTGATGTTTACCGCTTTTTAGTGCGCCCTTTAAATCATCAAATGATATCTTAAAGAATACATCTTTATCAACATCATTGGCTTTAAATACAAACTTTTTGCCTGTCGTTTTTTCTGATGACAAACTCTTTTGAGTTTTTTCATAAATCATATATTCACGTAATTTATTTATGAAAGAATAAAAAGCATTTAATTTATTAATAGTTACAGATGCTTCTGAACCTGCCATTAGTAAATCATATGCATCACCCATTTCTTTTACTTTTTCGCCGTCCTTGTATTCTTTGGAAGTGAATATCTTTTTAAGACCAAATGTTACATATCTAAAAAGATTAATCGAATCTAAATTAATATTTGTTCCAAATCTGATTGTATCTTTTGCCTTTTTAATTTTTTTGATTTCGAACTTTCTATCTCCAATTTGAATATCACCTACATCACTAGTAATTTTCTTTGCATCAGGCAATAACAAATAAAAAGCAAATTCCCCTTGACCAATTTGTTTTTTTTCAAATTCTATCAATCTAGGATTCTGTTTCAAAAACTCAAATGAAGATTCTAATGTTTGTGGAGTCTTTTTGAATTCACGGACATAATTGACAAGCAATTCCAAATCCTGAGCAGATGGTTGGTTTTTAAAAAAAGAAATATATCTTTTTCTTGTATAATTTACAATTTCTTCTGTAGGAGATTCTCCTACATCACCAGCTTCTTCAAACAGTTCATTTATCTTTTCTTTTTTAAAAAGATTTGTATAACCATTTTCAATTAAAAATGTCTCAAAATGATATAAATCATTTGAGTTTTTTATATTAAACTTGGAACCGCCATCTTTTCTGGTTATAAAGTATTCTTCTAATACGTCATCGATTGTTAACATATAGTATAAATATAGAAATATTTATTGAAATTTTGAATTTCTTCTATATGTTTATAAATGTCATATCATTATAGTTCTTACCAATATAACACTTTGTCGGAAATTTACCATTTTCCATCAAAGTTTTGATATGAAATAATGTTTGTTTTTTGTCATCCTTATGAACGTCAAACAGAATACTATCATAAGTATATAATACCGCTTTAGTCTTCTTGTCTTTTAGATACTCATTTACGGATGCGAGAGAATGTATGCCAAATTCTGTTTCACTAGCTTGTAGAATATAATTAAACAACTTATTTGGATTGGGGTCAAATATATGTTTTTTAGTAATTTGTCTCTTAAACACAGGTGTTTCTACATAACCGTATTGATTAAAGAACTGCCATCTATGGTTTATGTATGCCTTCATTTTATTATAATATGGGATTTCCAATAATTCATCTGGAATATTTCCATACATACACTGAAATGTTAAATTCTTTGATGTTTTAATCTCATCTTTTGACAGTTCCTCTTTACCATAATAGTATCTGCCCAAATATTCATAGGCATTAGACGGTAAAGAATAGTTGATTAGCTTTGCTACAATATGCGGATGATATGCGCTGTAGTCTATCATAAATAACATACCATCATCACCATATCTGCTGATAAAAGACGACCTACATCCATTTTCTTTATTTAATGCACTGTAGTTTACGTTACCAAATCTATTACTAGGTCTCCCCGTTGATGTATATAGATTATATTGTGTATATACATATCCATTTACTATCTTTGGATTTTTATCTCTAAAACATGACACGAATTGGTTTTCATCAACTTTTAATCCATTTTCTTCAAGAACTTTTAAATTTTCAGTTATTGTTCCGTTTAATTCTTTAAAACTCTGGTCTAATCTAATATTTTTTACCCGTTTTAAAGATTCTACACACATTTGTTCAAACTTCTCCAAGTGCAAAGTCAATGGAATTATATTATTAATATCACTATAGTTATTATACTTTTGTTTATAGAAGTTATGAGTCGTTGTATCACATTCACTATAATCTTCCACTTTACCATCCGATATAAAAAATATAATGTTTATATCATAAAGATTATTTATAGTCAAAAGTTGTGAAAACTTCTTTTTATCAAAAACCCACTTCTTTCCAGATATACTGTTCAAATCGTCCACTAATCGTTGTTTATTTACTTTATATAAACAATCGTTATGATTTATAGATAGAATGTAGGTAGATTGTTTTTGTATGTTATATACACATAATAAACTGATTTTTGAGATGCATGGATGTAGACGATCATCAACTTGAATTACGTCACAAATCAAGTCATGATTGTTGTTTTCATGTATAAATTGTTTATACTCAACTTCTGACTTAATAATCATTCTACCAAGATACTATATAAAAAAGAGACTGTCAATTTAACTTGATCTCCAAAATTCAAGGGGATCTCGTAACACGTTTTCTAAACCGGGTATATATTTTTTATATTTATTTATTTGTCGGAGATTATATTCATATACACCATTATAAATTTTTATTTTATTTTTAAATACATCATTTCTCTGTCCCGATATTCGCCATTCAACTGAAATTTTTGCATAAATATTTGGAGAAACATCCTTATAATTATCCTTGGAAATTTCATATATTACTTTGTCATTTATTTTTTTAACAAAATAACGATAGATAAACCCCGCCTCATAATCATTAGACTGTGGATAAGGTTTATTATAGACAGGGTATACTGTTTGTATCTCAGAATATCTTATATTTCTTTTATTGTCTGGATATTGTATCATTGTGGATTACCATAAGTTAGTGAATTCGTGGTCGCAACAGGTGTAGTTTGTTGTAAATTATACGCCGGTCTAACAGATGCTTTAATTCTGGTTTCCCACCCATTTTCATCAAGGGTGTGATTAACATCCCTCACTTGAAATACTACAACATCATCTGTAAATGGAGGAGGTAAATTTCTTACTTTAAAAAATTGAAATACTTTTATTCCCGCAATTCCCATCAATGAAATTTCAAGTTCCACATTTCGTATAGGCGCACAATATACATTTGTATTTCCTTTTTTATCTTCGTCATTCAATAAATAAACCAACGCTTCTTTATCAGGAATACATAAATCTGCAATATTGTATTCGCTAAAATTTGCAACTTTAACACTAATTGTACCTACACCACCGAAGCCACCGCCCACCGGTATCGCCTGGGTTCTTTCTTCTACGTTTCCAGAAGATGCTTTGTATACTTGAACTCTCATCAAGAAACCTGCATCAGGATTCTCCGGTTGAAAATTCATGTATTTTTTAATGACGCTCAAAAAAGTCAACATTTGATCAGAATATGTACCTCTGCTATTATCTGTATTTTTTTTATCTTTTTCTTCATCTTTAATTCTATCAACATAAACCCCTTCGTTTGAAAAATCTATTAAATTATTTGATGATAAAGATTTTTCTCCAAATGATCTATATAAAATCTGATTGGCCATACCATTTGTCAACGATGTTGTAAAGTTTATCTTTTTTACTATCGATTTGTTACTTCCGTAATCAAATGTAAAAATATCTCCCAAATTAAAGGCAGATGCTTTGTATTTAACATCAACAATTTGTAATCCTCCTTTTTTGTTAATATCTGGCTTCACTGCATCTACATTTACCAATTCAAGATTCCAAAAATCACAAACCGATTCATTGAGTTCGGACAAAACCTTGTCATACATATCTTTCATATTTATAACATCATCATCGACCACAAGAGAATCAATTATAAAATTTAAATTAATATATACATTTTTTAACAATCCTTTTTCATCAAATGCGGTATTCTCTCTCGTTTGTATTAAATTTCTACCATAATAATTTAAAACCACATCAAGATCATTTCTAAAAATTTGTTTTCCATAACCAATCAAAAGTTTTAATTGTATGTCGGCAGGATTAGTGTTTAAATTTTTTCTTTCTATTTTAATGTTGCTTAATGTTATTTTTTCATTTGTTACTGAAACAGACATAGACTCACCAACCGCTTGTCCTTTTTTATTTTGTGATTCTTCATTTTGACCAGTAAAAAAATCACGAAATACAGATCCCAATTGTCCGCGCGTGGTATCAGATGCATCTGTTCCTGATTTATCATCTCCAATAAAAGTTGTGACTTCATCCTTATATGTGTTATATGAAATAGATCCGCTACCATTAAATTTTGGAGATTTTGAATTTGGTATTAATACATCTTTGCTTGTAGATATTAAATTAGGGTGATATCCAACATTTGAATTTACTACATCCACTTCAAAAAAATCCTTTAAATATTCTTTTTCACTATTCTTATTTTTCAAAGAATTCATTATATCAACAAACAATTCCATTGTTATATAAGTGTCTAATAGAGAATTATCTGATCCTTGTTGTTCTAACAATCCACTTGTTTTAGACCTATTTGGAAATTTATAAACATAATTTGGTAAATCGTTTAGTTGTTGCCCATACTTGGCTCTATAAGGACTTAATAACGCATGAAGTTTAATATTATCATTATCAAGATTACGTTCAGGATTTGATGTATCGCTTGGATCTGGAGGAACTGGAAATTCCCCATTGTCTGAGAATGATACCAACGTCTTTAAAGTTTGTTGAAATAAAGTTTTAAATGATAACGCAGGTGTTTCAGTTGCAGTTGCGTTATTGCCAGATCCTAAATTAATCGATTTATCACCTCTAACATTAAATCCGGTATATAACATTTGACGAGATCTTATTTCAGTGTATCCTTTTATTATATTATCATCAAATCCGTATTCAAAATTAGTGACATCTCCAACCATGAAATCATAGTTTCCTTTTGATTTGGGAACTTTGGTGTCATAATGTTCAAAATGATTTTTTACTATACTCTTTAAATCTGTTATTTCTTTATAGTTAATTAACGAAGCTACATCAAAATTATTCCACCCCCATTCAACGAAAACAGTTACAAGAGGCGTTAAAAAATAAGGCGTTAATGCCTTCAGTTGGTCGATAGAGTGACAAATCCAGTTAATCTTTCCAGTGGCAAAGAAGTTTTTCTGAACATCCACTGTGAATGATACTATTCCAGGTTCAGGCACGTTTATTCTAAATTGTTGATTGCTTATAATTTTAGGCGATCCATCGTTTGAATACCCATATGTTTGTTCTTGATTTGATATTCCGTATCTTTCCGAAAACGAATCTCCAGATTTTAATAATAATCCCCATTTGTTATTGGTATCTTTCCCCGCAGTTTTATTCATTCCATTAGAAAAAACTTTAATCCAATGTCTTCTAGGACCAGATGAATATTTCATGGCGCCATTTGAGTTTTCTGGAGACTGAATAATACCAGAAGATAAATATTTTATTCTGTTATTTAACTCATCAATGACCCATTTAGAGAATGGACCTGCTTCCCATGGACGATCTGCTGACATAATTTTTTATGAATTTGCTAATCTAAAGTTTAGTAATATTGAAGTTATGTTTGTTGGTATTCTAAGTTGTTTGGTTATATCCAAACTAAGTCTGCCTTTACCTAAATTATTGGCAACTGCAATAACCCACCATAAACTAGTATCTTTATAATACTTAAATGCCAAAGAGTCAAGATAATCATTTTCAGATACAGTTATATAAATATCAGATTCAGATATTGGTATTGATGGATATGTCAATGTTTTGTATACAGGTTTGCCATCCCATCTTTTTGATTTAGTTGTATAATCGTATCGATTCATAATCTTTATACTAAATTTTGTAATTCGGCTCTGCGTTGTTCAAATCTATCCAACGCCCCACCTTCTCTTATAATTTGAGGAAATGTTTTATCAAATTCTCCGACACTAATTTTATTTTCGATATCTTGATTTTGTTTTTTAATTAAAGATTGTTCTGTTAATTTTTTATTTTTTAATTCTTCTTCACTTTCAAACACAGATAATCGTCTTCCGAATAACGTTGAATTTGCATCATCAAAATTATTTCTTCCGACTTTTGGTCTTTCTTTTTCCAAAATATTTAAATCAAGGGTTATATCTGCTTCCATTGGAAACTGAGCAACCCGAGCTTCTGATTTTAATAATCCATTATAATATGCATATGATTCATTATAATTGACATCTGATTGTAACGTTTCCCACGTTGCATTGTCTGGTATCAATATGCTCATGTTGGTTATAACAATTGGTTGTTGTTTATACATTTCGCCGATAGTTAATTTTACTAAAGGAGGAACAATAAATTCACCATTGTAATATTTAGCAGGCTTTGATAATCCCAATAAATAGTTTATTCTAATCCACATCGGTAACAATTCTTTTACCGACATTGCGACTGCACTAAATGTAAAACCTAACGATCTTGTAAATCCTTTATAATTATATATTTTGTCAGCATTTCCAACATATTGAAAATTATCCCAATCGCTCGTATATCTTTCGTTTATAGATTTAACGGTGGCTCTAAATGGTATGTATTTTTCATTTGCAATATCGTAAAACCAAAATCTAATCAAATCTCTATCTTTTACTACATCCAATTCATCTTTATTCAATACAGGAAGTTTATTTAAACTGTCTCCTCCTTTTGTGGACATATACTTTCCGGTAGAAGATTCTAACAATTGACGTTTTAGTTGATTACTCTTAAATCTGTTTATATACGTAGACTCATTAAAAGATGTGTCCGTTAAAATGTTGTCAACGGATTTATTTTTTGTAGATTTTTGATTTTTTAATTTTTCCCAACTATTTGATCTCCCCAATAATTGTCTATTTAATAATTGAACAGACAAGTTTTGGGGATTATCTAATTTTGTAGGATATACACCTGGACCGGAATTTGTTCCTTTTATATTATTGATATAATCACTATAATTTGCCAATATTTCAGATTGTTCTTTTGCTTCAAGAACTTGATATCCTCCGCCAGAGATACTTTTTCTTTTTATAGGATTTACGACAGGATTAACTACTACATTTTTATATTTTTCAAAAACTGTTATTTTATCAGTTTGGGGTTGTGCTACTAATCCGTCCAAATCATTTAAAACATATCTATATATTACGCTTCCTTTTATTGTTCCACCGGCCCATTTTTGTCTCAATCCATATTGTTCCGTATTATTTGTATCGACCCATACAAAACGTGGGATAGACGGAGCACTTCCGAGAAATGCGGATAATAATTTACCAAATATTCCAGGTCTAGAA